ATGAATTTAGTAAATAGTGATGTATGGAAAGCATTAGTATTACCAGTTGCTGAGGATTTTCCACCAGAAGATTGGAACAAATTAGTAACTAGTTGGAAAGATAGATTTACACCAGAGTTCGTTAAAGATATATATGATATGTTTAAGAACCAAGGTAAAGAGAAATCATTTTATCAAGAATATATGTTGGAAGTAACTCCACAAGAAGATTTATTGTATGATGTTAAAAAGATTAATAAGTATAAGTTTAATGAGTTTAGTTCTAACTTAAATAGGTTAACTTATTATATAAGTGTTGATTTAGCTGTAAGTGAGAAACAATATGCAGATTATACCAGTATAGCAGTTATAGGAGTTGACAACAACAACAACTGGTTCTTAGTAGATGGATTCTTTGGCAGAGTTAAGCCAGATGAGACTATTGATAAGATATTTTATTTTGTAAGTAAATGGAAACCATACTCAGTGGTTCTAGAAAAAGTAGCATTTCAATTATCTATGAAAACTTTTATACAAAATGAAATGGTTAAAAGAGGTAGATTCTTTAATCTTGAAATGGTTAGTAGAACCAAGAGTAAGCTTAGTATATTGAAAGCATTTCAACCTATAGTTGAACTTGGTAGATTTTGGATACCAGAAGATACAATTAAAGACTTTACAGAAGAGTTGGTTCATGAAATGGAATTAATTACTAATGATAGTATATTGTGTAAGCATGATGATTTAATAGACTCTATATCACAGTTAACATTGGTTGATTTGATAAGTGTAGAACCTATTGACTTGGATAATGAAATAGATTATGATAATCAGACCAACAATCCATATATCTTTTGAAAGGAGTTACAATGGGAATGAATAAGAAAAGCTGGATTCAAGATGCTATTAGTAAACCTGGTTCTTTTACAAGTTATTGTAAGAAACAAGGATATAAAGGTGTTACTAAAGCTTGTATTGCTAAAGCTAAAAAATCTAAAAATTCTAAAACTAGAAAAAGAGCTGTATTAGCTAGTACATTGAAAAGTATGAAAAAATGATAGATATAAATGATTATAAATTCTATATTAGAGATGTAGGAATTACTAATGAAGATTTAACTAAAGTTATTAATGATGTTATTAGTGATATTGCTTTATCTACTAAAATATTTAAAAAAGCTTTTGGATTTACAATAGAACCAAGCATTGATACATATGATTTTAGAAGTATAATGGCAATATCAGAAAGAACTCAGTATGATAAGATTGAATCGTTAACACTTCAAAACTATACAGAACAACAGTTGATAGATTTCTTATCAGATCCAACAAATATGAATGTAGATGTTGACAAAGAAACTTATACAACAAATCCTATTTTAAATACATATATAGATACTATCGATGTATTATCAATTAAAGATAATGAATTAATGTCTGTATTTAATATGTTTGAACCTGTTAATGGAGAAACATTTAAGTTTGTTGGTTCTATTGAAGAACCAGTTAGTTGTGTAGCTATTGTAAGGATTATTCCTAATATTGATAATATAGAAGAAGAAACTGAAGTGTTGTTAAAATCTGCTATAGTCGAAGGATTAAAGTATTATACTGATACAAGGAATAATGCACAGTCTGTTGGTTCTGAAACTAATAGATATAAGATATATGAGAATGCTAAATTAGCATTACAAAATAAATTTCCTACTTATGTGGGACAACAAATGAAAAGGAGTATTGTATGAATATAACAGAAATGTATGATTTTATTAAGCAGTATATTGATGATAAGATAAGTACTGCTAATACTGCATTAGAAGATTTATTTAAGAAATATTACACTAAAGAAGTTGGAGAACATTTAAGTGAAATACAAGATATTAGGTTAAGATATATTGGTTCTTTTGATGCTTATCCAACTACTAGAATTGATGGTTCTGAATTACAAGCAGGAGATTTCTTCTTTGATGAGAACCAAAAGATATATAGAACTTGGGATGGTAGTACTTGGGTTACTCAGTATGGTGGGTTATATGCAGATGCTAATAAAGGTGTAGCATATATTTATACAAAGAGTAATGTAAATGAAACTATTAAGATTCCTGAAGGAACCAATGGATATAGTATAGATAGTTATGTATTGGAAGATGGTGCTGAAATGATTATACCTGACGGTTCAGTGTATAAAATACTATAAAGGAGTAATATGAAAGATAGAATAATTAAATTGTTAAGGTTACCAGAAGCAATACCTTGTGATAAGAGGTTACATTACCTTGTCGGTTCTGTAATTACTTTAATTGTGTTGTTATTTGGTTTTAGTTTAAGTGTAGCATTTATATTAAGTTTAAGTATAGCTTATTTGATTGAACTTATACAGAAGATATTTAAGTGGGGTTCATATGATTTAAAAGATGCAGTTGCTACATTTGCTGGTTCAAGTGTAGTTATGACAGCTTATTCTTTAGGAGTTGGAAATGTCTAAGTTAACAATTAAGAATGATTTACAAACAGAATTAAGTATAGAACACACTTCTGGTTCAGGTGCTAAATTATTAGGTTCACAAGACTTTAAATATATAAGAGATACTATTAAAGATTTGAGTGATATTAGTCCTAATGATGGAGATATTGTATTAGTTAAAGGATACCATGAGATTAATGATGGTGGTGGAGGATTATTTGTATATAGTTCAGATGAACCAAAGAGTAATCATAATGGTGGTACTGTAATTGATAGTTCTAAAATATTTCCTGATGATTGGACTAATCAAACAGAATTAACTGATTGGTTCACTGGTTCTAATAATACCAATGGTTGTTGGAATAGAATATATGAAAGTAGTGTAAATGTAAAATGGTTTGGAGCTAAAGGTGATAGTATTATAGACGATACATTACCAATACAACAATCTATTAATAATACATATTATATCAATTATGAGTCTAATTGGATAGATAAAACAAATATATATAAAGTTTATATTCCAAAAGGACAATACAAGTGTTCAACTATTAACATATATAAAAGTATACATTTATTTGGAGAAGGTGAATTAATACAGTTAAATGATTCAAATTTATTAAATATTGGTGATGGTGTAAATAATATTACTGATTATATGATAGAAGGTCTTACTTTAAAAGCAACAAATGCATCAGATACACAAACTAGTGGTATCATAATCAGAAAAGGTATGTTTAATGGTATTATTAAAAATATTTATATTGAAGGATTTGATTATAATATAGATATTGCAGAAAGTTGGACATTAGAAATACATAATTGTATAAGTGTAAAAGCCAGACAAGCTAATTTAATATGGGATGGAGCAGTTAATGGTAAGATTTATGGTGGGCGTTATGAAGAAAGTCTAAATCATGGTATAAAATTATTATCAAATGATACGGAAACTCAAGCGTTATTATTGGAGGGTGTTGCAATACAAGGTAACGCTCTATCTGGATTGTATGCTGAAATTAATTCAATTAAACTTGATAGTTGTTTTATGGAAAGAAATTGTCAAGCAAACAATGATTATGCACATTTACATTTAAGGCCAAAAGGTGAAGGTATTATCAATATAAATTCAACTTATGTAATTCGTTCTTCTACAGGTGGAGGTGGATTAGGTGGAATATATGTAGACCCAATCGATGATTTAAGCCATATTGTGAATATATCAAACAGTTACATACATTCTAACAATGCTACAGATGGTTTTGATTTTGGTATTAAAACTGAAGGGTGGGTATCAAGATTAACTGTTCAAGATACATTGGCTGTAGGTAGATTAAATAATATTTTATATACACAACCAGGCACAAATGTTTTAATCTCAAATCAATCTGGTATTCAATTTAATGGGATACTTAGAACTGATAGTTTATTTTTAGGTGTAGATATTACTAATTCTAATTACACTTTTGATGAAAATGCTACCAGAAGTTGTGTTATATTTTCTCAAGATGCTTCAGGAGGTAGAGATGTTAACTTACCAGAGAACACTTATAAAGGTAGAATAGTCATTATTAAAAAAGGTTACACTGGTGGAAATCTAATTAGAGTTTATGCACCTAATGGAAAAACTATTGAAGGTAATGATTATATTGATATAAAAGGTGATTATGAAACTTTAATGTTAATTTACAATGGTATAGATACTTGGTACTCTATAAGAGATAATAGATTGGTAATTAATGAACCAAAACAATGGGCAAACGAAGTATTGAAAATGTCGAACATCCCAACATCTGACCCATCAGTCGCAGGGCAATTATGGAACGATAATGGAACAGTAAAAATAAGTGCAGGATAAGAAAGGATAAATAATGGCAAGTAAATTAAAATTAATGAATGAAAATGGTAAAGTATTGAGTATAGAATCTG